TAACGGAAGCGGGTTCGTTGCGGCGAGTGGCACATCCGCTACACCAATGGCACCCCTGACGTACCTCACTGCCGACGCGAGCGGAAATCTCTCGACGAGTGCCGACGGATCTTTTGGCAACATCAGCGCCACCGGCGGGGTGTATTTGAACGGGTACCCCGGAAATGTCGGAGACGTGATCGTCTCAAACGGTCCGACGACCCCTCCTGTATGGGCGGCAGGCGTAGGTCTAGGCGATTTCGAATCAAGTGTAATACCAGGTGGCGGATACCAGAAGTTGCCTGGAGGTATTATTATTCAGTGGGGTAGTGAGCTGGGTACCTCTTGGGGTTCCGCTCAAACCACATTTGCTTTCCCAATACCATTTCCAAATGCCGTTGGTAGTTTGACAATAACTTCAAACTACGTCACTGGGTTTGCAGCCCCCACAGGTAATAATTTAATCATGACAACAAATGTTACAAACACATCTTTTCAGCTTGATGCCTACGTAGCTCAAGCGTTTTATTGGATGGCAATTGGAAACTAAATAGTAAATATATTTTAAAAAAAAAAATATATTTAAAGATGCATATTTTTCCATTTTCTCATGATACGTTGATGCTACTAACCATTGTTTTAGGAACGGTCCATATTATACTATCAAGCATAATGTTAGTGTTGGTTATACGAAAAGTTCAGCTACCATCGTACGTATTACCGGGATTCTTAGTGGTCTCGATACTTGCGTGCCTGTTAATTGTATTGTATGCTATTGATTGTAAAAGTATGGAGTGTAAGTAATACACTTACAATTGTAAAATCAACAAATAATTTATCATAAATTATTTGTTGATTTTAATTTATGAATAATCTTTTATAATAAATGCCCTATTACACAAAAAGAAACGGGAGAAAACGCCGAGTCTATGAGAAGAACGGGAAATACTTTGTTTACGAGCGTGTTCCCGAATTCGTTACGCGCGCCGAAATTACCGAGGAAGATGTGCGCCGACGCTCGCCCCCAAAAAGAATCGGCATCCTCGAAAACCAGATCCGCGAACTGGAAGAGGAACTCGCTTCAAATATTTCAGTATGTGCCAACCAGTACCAAGCCGATCTCCAGCGCCGCGGCGTTGATGCCAATACTATTCGCGAGCAAGCGCGCCTTATCGACCAGCAGCGGCGCGCCGCCTCTGAACTCGACCAACTGCGCGGGCAAGTTGCCACCCAAACCAGAGACCACCAGCAACTCATTGCCCAGAAAGAGCAGGAACTTGCGCAGTGTATCGAGCGCAGTCAAAGCGCCAATGCCGACATCCGCGATCGGTACACGCAACAGCAGCAACTTATCAGAAGTGAACTTGATCAGCTTCGCGCCCATCTCGTCGACAGGGAGCAGTACCACCAAACGCTTATTACAAGCAAGGACGCCGAACTCGAGCGTATCCGCGCCGAGTTCCAGCACCATATCAGCACCATCGACCCCGCCATCATCCGCGACCATGAGGCGCGGCTTGCTGCGCAAACCGCGGACTGTCGCGGACGCATCGACGCGCTCCGCGCTGAATTTACTGCCCAACAAGTAACACAGGGTGCGCAATACGATCATTCTGTCGAAGAGAAGCAGGATAGAATAAACGAACTGGAGGAAGATGTTTCTGAATTGACGGCATCGGTCGCCCAAAAGGACTTGTTGATCAACGGGACCTACAAGGCGCACATTCGAGATCTCGAGCAGCAAGTAGCGACTTTCGCCAACCAGTACCAGCAATCACTGCAGCGCCACGGCGTCGACGCGGCCACCATAAATCAGCAAGCGCAACTTATCGCGCAGCAGAAGACTGTGTCTGACGAACTCAACCAACTCCGCGGTTTAATGCGCGCAAGAACTAGAGACCACCAACTTCTCATTGCCCAAAAGGAGCGGGAGCTACAGAATGCGACGAGTGGGGGAGAGGACCGTATAGCCGCACAACTGGAGGCGCTTCGTGCTGCTACCGTAGACAAAGAGGCGCAGTACCATGCGCTTATTGAGCAGAAAGACGCCGAGCTCGCGCGATACAGGGAAGAGTTCCACGAACACATGCTAACAATGGATCCGAATATTATCAGAGAGCACGAGGAGCGTCTGGCAGCGCAAACGACGGACTGCCAGGCGCGCCTCAACGCTATCCGCGCAGAATTTGAGTTGTATATCGTGAGCGACACAAACAATGTCGACCATCTCTCAGACGAGATATCGCTGCTTAACAGACAAATATCGGATCTGCGACAAAATGTGCTGGACCGCGATGGGCGCATATCGCAACTACAAACGGATCTCGCGCGGGCGCAAGAGCGGGATCGGTTACACGCTGGGATGTCCGACGCACGACAAGACGAAGGACAAGAGGCGCTCAACGCAAGACAAGAGGAGATCGATGCCCTCCGCGAAGAACTTAATGCGCACACGGCGAGGTGCGAGGAGCGCATACTTGAACTCCAGACAGACAATGAGAGAAAGGACGCCCGTATCTTGGAGGCAAATGCCGCTCTCAGAGATATTGTCGCGGTCGCCAATACACATCCAGACATTGTTGCGAGATTAGTAGACGAACATGACAGTAGAATGGAGGAACTCAACCGAAAATATGACGACCTATATAAATTTGCGCTTAATCTCGACAAAGGTCTCCAACAAGAGGTCGCGGAATATTACGCCGAAACCGTAAGTTCTTCCGCTGAAATTAAACGATTAAGGGCTGTCAACGAGGAACTCCTGCGCAACATGTCCAGACTCAGTGTAGTAACGGGAAGCAATAGAGAACTCATTCAGCATCTTGACAATTCGCTGGCCGCCATGGCAGTTGCTAGGCAGAACCTGGAGGGTAACGCCGCGAGACTTGATACGGCAGCGCAAGGCAATGCGCAATCTATTGAAACAGTCCGAGATTTACGCGCCGCCGCTGCCAATATGGAAGAAATAAGCGAACAGGCGGAGGAGTCGGTCCGGAATATGCGCGAAACCAACGACCGGTACGATGACGAGCTGCAACAATGCAAGGACCGCACAGAGGTTTACTTGCAGCGCCTCCACGAGTCTGACGCTGCCGTGGAGAACTGCAACGCCAGACGCAAATATTACGAGGCAGAATCGTCGCGGCTCCGCGAGTTGAACGAGAATCTTGCGGACGATAACGAGCGCCTCTACCAACAATATACCAGTCTCGAAATAAGGTGCGCAGATATGCGGCGCGACTTTGATGCGTTCAGGGCGGAAATCGCAATACAGGGACCTGCGGCGCGGGACGAATATGCGAGAGAACCTTTTTCCACCACCCAAATAAACGACGAAGTAAACGCCGAATTGGAAGAGAAGGTCCACAATCTTGAAGCGCGAAACACCCAGCTTTCTGCTTCCAATGCGCGCCTTCTTTCTGAAAACGAAGCTGCTGCCGCCGATATTGAGCAGATCCAACCCATTCTGCGAGAATGTTCCGAGGACAAGCGCGAACTCGAGCAGCGTAGGGAAATGACCAACGAGATGGTCGATGAGTTGAAGGCAAAAGAGAAAGAGCTCAGGATCCTCAGCTACAAGTTGCAGTGTATCAGCACTAAACCGCGAGGACGCGAACTCCTTACCGAGTGCGAACAGGGCGATGAACTCATAGAATAGGCAAATCTCTTTATTCTCGTTATAATAATTAAAATTATTATAAATTACTTGGTGAATGCTCTCGACGCGGCAATGGCCTTTCTAAAGCGTCTTGCCGGAAGCCGCGAGGATTCCGATATCTGATTAATGGTGTTTTGTATCCACCCTCGTTCGGCAGAAATCAGATCTTTCTTTAACAGACCGCGATCTACTTTTATAGCGCCGGTCTTCGGGTCGATCTTATCGGCAGTAACAAGGGGGTGATGCTTTAGAGCGCGGTCAAGCCCTCCGATCTTGCCAGACTTCATCTTTACTGCCGCCCCAAAATCAATCAGTGCCAGATGACCGTGTTTACACATGACATTTCCGGGATGGACATCGTTGTGGATCCAATCTCTCTGGTAAAGACCATCTACAATCATATCTATCTGTCTGGAAATATCCTCCTTGGTTAATCGCACAGTACATGTTTTAATGCTGTCCATCTTTTCGAGAACAATAAATCCGAGCCCGTCGCATGTCCACGAGTCGTAAATTTTGGGGGCGTATTCCCACCCGTTCAAATCGTTAAGAGCGTATACCTCGCGACTAAAACTGAGATCGGCCGGCTGTATTTTTAGGATATAGTCGCACTTTCCATCGTTGCACGCCATAAACGTGGCGCCATACTGCCCAGCACCGATTTTGCGTATGCCCGCTGCCGTCGCCTTCTTCTCGAACTTAGTTTTTATACACTCGAAATCAAGTGATCCGTCACGCATACAATCGCTTACAAATCCCGCCTCGAGTTGTGCGCCGTACCACCATTTAGCAATCTCGCCGCAATTTTCCTTAATCTTGTCGAATCCTTCCGGTATCTGTGTAAGCTCAATCTTTCCCTTTGGGTATGCAGAAGATAGAATATTTCCCGCACTCGGCCATCTTTTTGTTGCCATTTATTAATAATATTATTAATATTATTGTTTATCTTCACACAGTTTGGAGAGAATGCTTTGCGTTTCTTCGCGCGAGAGAAAGATGTTGTCGATCATTTTTTCCTCCCGCACAAAAATACACTCGCCCTCGCAGAAGCATCCCAAGGAATGCATTGCGCGGTAGTTGTTCTCCCACGTGAGAAGATATTTGTTCTGGTCGCTGGTCAGGATCCAACCGCCGGACGAATCCTCGGCAAAAACAATATCCTTTTCGGGATGCGGCAGATTGATATTGAAGAGAACCTCGTGTGTCTCGGGATGGCGCGAGATATACCAGTATTTGATACTTTCCATTTTATTAAAAAACATATATTTAAATAAATTTAACTTGTAATTAATTACAAGTTATTACTGCTTGTGGAACCGCTGTACAACGGCACTTGGCGGGCGCGGCTGCGGAAACAGCGAACTGCGCACATAGTACTCGAACTTTGTCTCCCGGTTGCTGTGGAAGAACTTACAAGTGTCGCCGTTATTGCACGCCGCCTGGTAGGTACACGGCATGGGCGCGTAGACGTCCATCGTGTGCGCGAAATTACAGCCGGCATTGCGGCACTTGTTCTCGACAGACACGACACTTTGCTCGCCCTTGTTGACATCGAATTTAACAAACTGGCAGAAGCGCGTATTCTTCTTATCCGCCCCCGTCAAAAATTGACCTTGGCGCGCCGGACGCGTGGTTTGCGCCTTTGGATGGTTGACGAGCGTATACTCGCCAACCGGGGGCGGCGCAGTCAGCTTCTCGCCTTCCACGCGCGGGACATCAAGGGGCGGAGGAAAATCAAGGGGCGCCTTTGGCAACTGCCACGGAATCTTCTTGAACGTGTATGCTATCTCGGGTTCGCCGGGTTTCTTTTCTGGCTCGGCGTGTTTGCGGTCGATGGGGAGCGAGACTGGGCGAATGCGGCTGGCGGGTTTGTCGGCGGGGGGCGTTGGGGGTTTCGTCTCTGCACTCTTTTTTGGACTCGAGCGCTCGTCTTCTTGCTTGACATATGAAACGCGGCCGCCGCCGAGAACAACTGTGCGGCTGTTGTAGTTTCCGGTGTCGCGCTGCTCGGTATCGCTGTCACTCTCGATATCGAATTGATATGATGCCATCTTCTTTATTTGTTAAAATATGTAAATAAATCAGAATTAATTAATCCCATAATAAATGGCGTATCATCTTGTGAACAATGAGCGCACACCGGTAAAGTTTGGCGCGGGCATAGTGAAAGAAAACTATGTTCCGGCGCAGAACACCGACATGATATATATCGGAATTTTTATTTCCGTATTGGCGCTGCTCCTGCTGCTGTATATTCTGTACAGAAAATCAAAGCAATAATTTAGAGTTTAAAACAATGTTTATTTTTTTAATATGGAAGAGAAAGTCAAGAAACCCGTGGCGGTAGATATCATAAGCATCGATGCGAAAATAATTTCTCACTTCGAAGTGGAAAAAGAAAAGGTAGTCAACTACAAAACGCGAATAAAAGAACTCTCGGATATTGTTTCGAGCATCAAGGACGCAAATAATATCAATAAGATCCACGCCGAAATCGCGGTCTACGGTCAGAAAATTGCCGAGTTCGAAAATAACAACAACTGTGCCTTTTACTTGCTGGAAACGCTCCCAATTATTGAAAAATATAAGCAGACTCTGGAGACGCCCATCAAAATCAACTTCTCGAAGCAGCAGAAAAACGCGCCGCCCGTCGACAACTCGGCAATGATCAACGACTACTTACAAATTGCCATAAAGTATATCACCGAGTTTGACGCCTTCGACATCAGCGTGCTCCAGAAAGACCAGAGGAATGCGTGCGAAGCGTGCGCGTCCAAGAAAATATTCGTCGACAATGTCTTTATTGTGTGCGAAGAGTGTGGACACGAAAAAGAGGCGTACCAGAAACTATCGCCCGAATCTGTCAAACCAGTCAACCAGAAATACATCGAAGAGCGCAAGGCGCATTTCAGAGACTGTATGAACCAGTTCCAGGGAAAACAGAACAGTCGCATTGACGACAAGGTATTTCGCGACCTCGAAAACGAATTTGTCAAGCGCAAAATCCTCATTGGAGGACCCGAGATGCCGCGCACTGAGCGCTACAAAAATGTCAAGTTCGAGCACATTATGACGTTTCTCAAAGAGCTGGGTCTCGACAAGCAGTACGACAACGCAAAATATATCTACAGTGTACTGACGGGCGCGAAGTGCCCCGACCTCTCGAAAATAGAGGACCAGATTCTAAACGACTTTGATATTTTAATCAATTTGTATATTAAGAAGTACAAGTACGAGGGAAAACTCGAGCGCAAAAGTTTCCTGTCGGTCCAGTACTTGTTGATGGCGATCCTGAAGAAAAACAAGTTTCCGTGCGAGAAGGAGGATTTTATTAACATCCTAAAAACAAACGACCGCAAGGCCTTCCACGACGACATCGCCCGCGTGCTGTTCGCCGAGCTTTCGTGGAACTTCACCCCTCTCTTCTAATTAAAAATAATTTTATAATAAATGGCAAGTTGTACATCATGCGCGGTTCGTCACGACGATAGGTGTAAGAATTGTAAGAACTATCTCGTGATAGACCCAAATAGCAAACACGATGTGGTGCGTGAAGACTTCTGTCCCAGTTGTCTGGTCGTTCCGCTTGCGGTCGCCGGCGCAAGCGCCACCGGCGTGGCCGTATCATCATCTGGAAAGAACAAGATGCGAAAGAAAATCCTGCTGTGGGCGGGGATCGTGACCATCGTGCTGTCAATTCTTATTGGCGTGTACTACCTCATGAACAAGAAAACTTGTTTGGAGTGTAAACTATAATAAAAAAAAGTTATAATAAATGACGACGAAAAGTATCTACATAATAATATCTGTAATAGTTCTCGCGGTCCTGATGGGCGCCTTGTACATGCACAAGGAATCGTTCACAATCGACCACTTCAATATCGCCACAGACCCCGTTATATCGCATACTCCATACGAAATAATTAAAGATGTGGGCACGTGCCCCGTGCGCCCCGAGGTTGTAAACGACACGCAGTACGGCGGACTGAATCCCAAATCAAATGCGAACTTGTCGCTCTCCGACTTCATACGGGTATTTGGCGAAAATATGGACTACAATACGTATGATGCCGCGGATGTGACGTCCCGGAGATACTGTAATCTGCTATATGTTGCGAACAACGAATACTTCTCCGATAGATATGTGAGCACAAGCGAGTGCGAACTTGCCGCAAAAGCCGAGTGCGAGGCGCTCTTTCCTAATGCGCCCAAAAAGTCGTTTTTCGGGTCGCCCTGAATTATAATAATTATAATTCTATAGTTTGATACTTTTGGTGTTTGAAACAGCATGTCATTTTAATGACCGCACATATCGTTACGCCGACGATTGATACCAGGGTGATAATAAATATCTCGTTTCCCGAAAGCATTTGATATACGGGCACTATTTTAAATGCTAATCTCCTACTTCGCTGCCGATGTCGTCGAGATTAACAGACGGACCCTTCATCTTCTTCTTTTTCTGACCCTTTGCTTCTCCGATGACCGAGTTCATCATCGACGAGACGCTGCTGCCGATGTTGTTTGCCATCGTCTTCATGACAACGAACATCGCGGTATTGATGGTAATGAGGAAGAGCAGGCGGACCTCGACGGACCATTCGCTGCCGGTCGGCACGTACGATTTCTCGCCGAGTTCGATCAGCAGCGTCTCATACGAGTTCATGGAAATGATCTGCTGCTGCGCGTATCCCTCCATATCCAACTTGAAAAACTTGCCCAGTACAAACTGTATTCCCCAGAACGCGTAGGTCAGATAGCGCTTGTAGTCGTCGACAGACCTGTCAAGAGAGAGTGTCCGCACGGTCATATCATATGTGCGCTTCATTGTATCATAGTCCGAGTGAATGCTAAAGTCCTCGATAGTAACATTTTTGTAGGACTTTTTAAGCATCTCAAACTTGAACAGCAGTTCGCGCTTGGCGTCGTCTTTTTCCTGGTCGCTCATCAAATTCGACACATCTGTGAGTTCTTTCTTGGTAGATATCTGACCGGATTTTGCGAGTTCACTGAGAGGAGGCGCATTCAATTTACTTCCCGGAGCGCCATTATGAGACGCATTATGAGAGGCGGTCTGAGGACCGTCCTCCTCAAGCAATTCTTTCAAGCGAGAAGATAGTATCTTCTTGCTTTCGCTCCTGTCGGAAACAGACCGGTCAGAATCCCGGTCCCTGCGGCGATAGTCCCGGTCTTCCTCGTCCTCGTATTTTCTTCGGCGGTCATCATCAGAATGCCTTTCTGAATGCCTTTCTGAATGCCTTTCAGAATGCCTTTCAGAATGCCTTTCAGAATGCCTTTCTGTGGGTTTATCCTCATAATGCCTATCAGAATACCCTTCAGAATGATGCCTCTCTGTGGGTTTGTCCTCTGAACGCCTATCTTCGTCCTCGGAACGCCTATCAGGATCCCGGTCGTAAGAATTCCTTTCAGAATGCCTTTCAGAATGCCTATCAGAATGCCTTTCAGGATCCCGGACGTCAGAATGCCTTTCAGAATGCCTTTCAGAATGCCTTTCAGAATGCCCTTCAGTATGCCCTTCAGTATGCCCTTCAGTATGCCCTTCAGTATGCCCTTCAGAATGCCCTTCAGGATGCCCTTCAGGATGCCCTTCAGGAGGATCAGAGGGTTTGTCGGCAGAGGGTATGGGTTCTGGAGAATTATTTTTAGAGGGTACGTAGTCCTTGTTGACAAGATCGGGCTTGATCTTTTCTTTATTTTCAAGTAACTCTAGATACATAACCGGCATATTTTGAAATGCCTTTTGATGATCTACGTATGGTATATTTGATTTAATTTTTTCCACGACAATAGTTTTTGGCATTTTAATATTTTTTTCTACTTTAAATTATATTCTTTCAACATTATAATAAATGATTGAATTTAGTGATGAAACTATAACAAACGGGCAAATGATGGTACATAGCAGTAAAAACGAATACTGTGGAAATATGTCTGAAGACGGCAAAACAATTATCAATATAACAAACGGTAAGACCGACCGGCAAGGAAGAAAAATGTGTGAGCACGAAGAACATCGTGTCAATTACCATACACATCCCGCAGTGTCTAAATCTTACCCCTCGGGCGAAGATCTTGTCAAGATTATCGCTCAAAGAAAAGAACCCGGACCCCCTAGTCCAAGTATCGAGATTCTATTTACCAAGTGGGGAATCTGGCAAATGATTGCTGTCGTAAAGACCGAGCGAGATGCGTCGGAACGGAGAAGGATGGCGGAGAGGATAACCAAAAAAGTTCTTGACCCGTTTTATCACGATTCAGAGAAAGGTCGCGCAGAAAAAATCGACATAAAAAAAATTATTAAGTTTATCAATGCGATCAAATCATCTGCTACTTTTTACGGCGCCACAGTAGATATACAGTTTAGTTTCTGGACCACCCCACGAGTGTCGGTAATGCCCCCAGAGGTGCGCGGGCCTCCTCTAATGTTTGCAATGAAGAAGCGCAGATCGGTTAAACGCAGATCGGTTAAACGCAGATCGGTTAAACGCAGATCGGTTAAACGCAGATCGGTTAAACGGCGGTCGGGTAAACGGCGGTCGGGTAAATAATAAATTAAATAATAAATGGAATATGACAATACACAAAAAAATGTGCCGAATATTGGAGATTACTAAAAGAACATTTGGACAACGGAGGCGATATACGGAGCAATCACTACAGAGTCTTAAGACAAAAATTTAACGGTTTGGACAAGTATATGCAAATCCCAATCCCAATCCCAATCCAATCCTTTAATGTTTGCAATGAAGAAACGCAGGTCCAAGAAACGCTCTCCGACTAAACGCAGGTCCAAGAAACGCTCTCCGACTAAACGCAGGTCCAATAAACGGTACTCGTCCAAGAAACGGTAGTAAATAAAAAAAATATTAATAAATGTCGATAAACAGAAATATTACATGTGCCCAAGTTACTAAACTTATTGAAGATCATGAACGCAATAACCCCAGAGGCAATGACACAAACTATTATAGACAACTTTTGATTACAAAACAGAAAGTGTGCCGCCTTGGGGGGCGCAATGTACTTAGACCTCCGCCTCTGTTTAATTTGCCCCTTGCAATGAAGAAACGGCGGTCATCTGGTGGTAAAAAACGCAAGTCCAAGTCCCCGGCTAAAAAACGCAAGTCCGGCTCTAAACGCAAGTCCGGCTCTAAACGCAAGTCCGCTAAGTCTAGGTCTCCGACTAAAAGACGGTCCACACGGAAATTAGCATTCTCGTTTTTTTAAAAACCTTAATAAATGGCATCCAAACACGATGATAATATCGAATCCTTATGTAAAAAGTATGAACGAGAAATGAGTGACATGATAAAGAACCACAATCCTGCCAATCCATTCAACTACCAACATTTTGCGTTGTTAAATAGAGAACTTAAAAGACTATGTGGTCCTATTAACGGTCAAAAAAACTGGCGCAGAGGGGTTTACCAACTGGCGTTTAGAAAACGCAAGTCAACGAAACGCAAGTCCGTCAAACGCAAGTCCGCCAAACGCAAGTCAACGAAACGCAAGTCCGTCAAACGCAAGTCAACGAAACGCAAGTCAACGAAACGGCGCTTCCCCGAGTAGGAGTAAATAAATATGATAGCATCATATTTAAATATGAACACATAAATAAATGACCATCACAATAGTTCAAAGTCTTGGGGATGTGCTTGTTATCTCTGTAATGTGCGTCGTCCTACTATGCCTGTGTGTAAACCATATGTTCAAAAAGACACCGGAAGAACGCCTTCCGGTATACAATCTCCCACGCCTGCCGCTATACAGTCTCGATCCCCCGCTCGACCCAACCCTCCCGAAATACGTGGAGGTAGTTACAAATTAAATAAGTTTAAAAATGAAGATAGATATAAAATGAGTGATTTGTTCAGGATAAAAACAGACCAGGGATATATTTTCAAGTTGCTGGTCGAACTTCTTCAGCATAATATTAAAGACGGGTGCTTCTGTATCGCGCAGACCGGCATCTATTTCCGAATGAGCGACACCCATCATAAAATCTGTATTGACTTGAGTTTGTTGAGAGAAAACTTTATTTCGTATACTCTCAACTCCACAAAAGATATTAATATCGGTGTCAATCTTATCCACCTCTTTAAGATGATCAAGTCCACAAAGAAGGGCGACAGCATCGAACTGTTCAAGGATAGCGACGTGTCGAACGATCTCAATATCGTCCACATCTCCAAAGACGGTAAGACTACAAAAACAAGCATCAGAGTCCAGACGATCCAGATGCTCGACATTGCTCTGTCGAGCGACTACGCTGCGCATAACAGCATTCCAGCACAAGAGTACACTAAGTTGTGTAAGGATCTTGAGAGTCTGTCTAAAGTTATTATTATTAAAGGGACGGGCGCAGGTCTTTGTTTCTCGGCGCAACTAGACCATGTATATTCCAAGTCCATCTATTTCGGGTCCTATGACGATTCGGCAGAAATATATAATCAGACCTTTGACACCGAGCAACTGAGCAACATGAAACGCTTGTCGGGACTCGGCATCTCAAGTTCCGACATTTCTTTTTACTACAACAACGATCAACCTCTGCTTATCACAACCAATATCGGGACTCTCGGAAAAATCAACATCTATGTAAAAAGTCGCGAACTCATAGAAGTCGAGAACGGTATTTCCGGGCAATAAACTAATTGATTAGTTTATTTTTGATTCTTCTTTCGAGAGCGGCGGGCACGACGCTTAACTACACGACTAGGGGACGCACGATGCTCTACTGGAGCATTTATATTCTGCTACAGCACCGGGTCTATTGTATAGTTGCGAACATCGCTTAATACAACAATCCATTAATATTACGGACTCCGCAACTTTAGTATTTATTTCTTGTTCCCGTAGTAGGTTTTCACTTTAAAACCTTTTAACCAGTCAGTGCTTGCGGGACACACGACTCTTGCGGGACGCACGACTCTTGCGGGACACACGACGCTTACGACCCGTCGAGGAACGACTCTTACGGGACACACGACGCTTACGGGACACACGACGCTTACGACCCGTCGAGGAACGGCGCTTGCGTGACGCGCGACTCTTACGGGACACACGACGCTTACGGCCCGTCGAGGAACGGCGCCTCGAGGAACGGCGCCTAACAACACGACCGGGGGACGCGCGGCGCCTAACTACACGACCGGGGGACGCGCGGCGCCTAACAACACGACCGGGGGACGCGCGGCGCTTAACTACACGAGACGTGCGAGAACGGCGCTTGACAACACGACCGGGAGACGAACGGCGCCTTTTAGAGAGCGAACGTCTTTTGCCACGCATGGCGAAATCTAACATATTATCTCCTGAACAAGACATTTATTATTTATTTTTTTTTTTATTTATATATTTCTCATCTTTTGAAGTAATTTCTTTCAGCCAAGGATCGTAAGTCGCAACGAAACAATCAAGATCGTCTGTCCACAGATCCTTCTCGCTCTTCTTCTGAAGAGCAGCAATAGCGGCAAGGATGTCGTCCAGTTCTTTCTTGACCGCACTTACTTTTTTATCCGTTAGACTAAATAGGGGCATTGTAAGTAAAAACTTAAACTTATCTGTGTCGATAAGAGGATCTGTGTCGATAAGAGGATCTGTGTCGCTGTATCCGAGTTTCTCCATATCTGCGTATATGGATTCGACAGAGCGCCCGCTCACAACTAGTTTATTTGATATCACATCCTCGAGAAACCGGATCTTCAACTTCAAGACCGGCGTTTTCTTCTCGTACTTTTGTATCAGATGCGCTTTTCGCAGCGTGTAGTATTTCAATCGCATGACACAAAACTCCTCCATTATTTCCTCGACCGACGTGTATTTGCGGATCTTATTGTCGCAGTCAAACAATACCATGTTGGTCAGATTGATGTTAGACTCGAGTCCCAGATTCTCGATCGTCCCCTTCATTCCCCCGGGCGCTTCCTCGATCACAAAATGCGGCTTGTTCGGCTGGTTGTACTCCTTGAACGATTTGAAGTCCTTGTTGTCGACCTTCTTCTCAACAAACTGCTTGAATTTACAGATGGACATATCGGCAGGAATCTCAGTCACCGTGATCGTCTTGTCCTTGGTTGAGACGACGCCGCGGCAGACGAATCCTTTTCCGGGGCGCTTGACAACCTCGCCCGTGAATCCGCGGAACCACGGCGTCATTTCGGGAAAAACACTAAAGTGTACATTGGCGCCCTTCGTTGACGACGGACAGTCCGCTGCCAGCCACGTTCGTATCGCAGCAACAATGTCCCGCGGATTGAATGTCGGGATCGTCGACGACCACCCCGTCCCGATGCCCATGCACCCGTTCACCAGAATCATCGGAATAATCGGCACATAGAACTCGGGCTCGACAATGACGCCGTCGTCGACGAGATTTTTAAGCAATTCTTCATCCTCGCTCCGGAAGATCGTCTTGATCACATCGTTGTCGAGGATGTGGATGTAGCGCGGGTCGCCCGCGTCCGCACCGAGTTCCAACCGACTGCCAAACTGCCCCTTCTTCGTGAAGAACGGGATGTTGTTGCTGCCGGTAAAGTCCTGACTCATGTTGATGATCGTTCCGCCGAGATTGTCCTCGCCGTGGTGGTAGCCCGAGTGCTCGGCAACATACCCCGAGAACTGCTTGACCTTGTAGTCGGTCTTGATGCCTTTTTTGAAGGCTGCGAACGCGATCTTGCGCTGACTCTTCTTCCATCCGTCCATCACATGCGGCACCGCGCGCCCGCACGAGTAGATCGAGTAGACAATAAACTCTTCGTTCATAAATGCCGACACCGCCTTGTCCAGTGTATCGGCATTGACGAAACTGTTCATGACCGGATTGTATGTGTTCATCCACTCTTTGCGCATATCGGCGCCCTTCTTGCCGAAACACAGTTCCATGACCTCGTTGGTGGTCTGGTCCGTGACATAGGAGATGATGCGCTTGCCAAAGACCTCGTGCGCGTCCTCGTTCGTGTTGCTCGCCAGTCCCTTGTAGTAGTCCACCTTCTTTATCGCCGCGATATTCGCAAGATAGAACTCGTCGGCGTCATACAGATTATAAAATATCTTTTCCTCCCCTTTCTTCATGTGGAACTTTGCGAGTGGTGTGCGCATATCGACGAGAAACGGGACTTTGCGCCGCAAGAGCGTTGGAAAGAGTTTGTGGATAAAATTGATGATAAGGCCGGCGATGTGCTTGCCGTCGACATCGGCGTCCGTCATAATCATCATGCGCCCGTAGTTGAGCGTGTGGAAGTTCGCATCGACAGTGTAGTCGACGCCGTACTTCAGTCCCAGCGCCTGGATGATCGACGTGATCTCCTTGTTTCCGGCGATCTTCTGCACGCTGCTCTTGCGCACATTGATGAGCTTGCCGCGGATACACAGAATGCCGACCCAGTCCTTGCCGCGGCGCCCGAAGAGTTCCTCGGTCAGTCCTTCTGTAACAAAGGTCTTCGCGCTGAGACCCTCGACAATCGCCAGCGTACATTTTTCTGACTCCTTGGACCCCGCGCGGTTCGCCTTGTCGTAGTTGTCGATCGCGGCGTTGCGCTTCTTGCTTGTTGTTTTCTTGAGAGCGACAAGCTCCTTGCCCTCGATAATGTCGTTGATTCCCCTGGTGTTGTCCCACCCGCAGATCTTAGCACAGAGTTTTTTGAACTCCTTCTCGTCGACTGCCGTTTTCGGGGCGGGAGAAGTGAGTTGCGTCTTGCTCTGACTTGTAAACTCGGGATTCGGCAAATTACACACGACAAAGAACCGGAAGAATTTCCGCACGTCCTTGATGTCGACATTCGGGCGGTCCTTCTCGTTGTAGTAGTCGACGACCGGTCGGAGGATCTTTTCGGTCCATGCGTCGACGTGCACGCCCCCCTGCGGCGTGTTGATGCCGTTGACAAAGGACACCGCCTCGAACTCAGAGGCGGAGGTGATGACAATCGTCGAGTCTTTCGTGATAAGTTCGATGCGCTCGTCCGTGGGCGAGGAATAGAGAGTCGAGTACTGCTTGAGCGTTTTCACATTAATCAACTCGTCATTGAAGTAGACATCCACGCCTTCGGGCGCGACAAGGAGTGCCGTGTCATACACATACTTGAGGAACTGCGAGAAGATGTCGGCAGAGTATCCGCTCATAAAGAACTTCTCAAAGTCGGGGACCCACGTCACTTCTGTGAACCCGCGGGCGACAGAGCACGCCTTTACCTTGGGAGATGACACTTTGCGCATATTGTTCTCCCAGGTCTGCGAGAACGAGAGTTTGTTGGCGGGGTCGACGGCGCGGATCTTGAACGATGACGAGAGCACGTTGGCGAGTTTGACGCCGACGCCGTTGCGCCCGGACCCGAGGCGCTCCTCCGCATCGTTGTAGTTTGTGGATGTGCGCATTTTTCCGAAGATGATCGAGTGCTTGTAGAGATCGGACTGCGTCTCGTCGTGGGCGATGGGAATGAAGAGTCCGTCGTTCCAGACCTTGGTCTCGCCGGTTGCTGCGTCGATGCTGATCTTGATTTTCTTGCACGGGATTTTGTACGATTTGCTGCGCTGGACATTGTCGATGGCGTTAGAGAGGACTTCGATGAAGATGCGGGTGAGACCGGGCGAGTTTTCAAAGTCCTTTTTCGTTATTAGGTCGGATGTAAGCACGTACTCCTCGGACCGCTTGGGGCGCAGCGACCCGATGTACATGTCGGGACGGTGGAGGATGTGGTCAATTTCATCCATCTCCACAATATTTGAGAACGCAGCACGAGACGTCATTTTTTATAAATAAAAAATGTGTAAAATCATTATTAATAATTGTTTATCCAAGTGTAATTAAATTTACTAGCGCGTTGGGAAGAAAACTGCTTCCTCCTACAACGCTACTATCTCCGGTTGTTGGACTTCCAAGAGCGTTATTCATTATAATTGTAACTGGGCTACCACCATTCATTAAATATAGTGTTACAAGTTTGTCTCCACCGACCCATGTTGAACTGTAGTCGCTTGCTTTAGCTATGTTCCAAGTATATGTACTAACAATCGGCGATATTACGCGCGCGTCATTAGTAAACGATGTTGCGTCAGAAATGTCGGCAACCATACCTTTTTCTATACTAAAAAAATATTTAGTTGTAGCAGACTGTATAAAAAACGGTTTTGTATTTGTGTCAATTGTCGCGTTTATATTAACTTGTGTGGGCGCCACAGCAAGTTTTTGAGCTTGTTGTGCCTGATTCTTTGCGATCTGTGCTTGTTCTGCCGCCTTATTTGCGTGTATCTTGGCCTGTGCGGCGGCGGCCTTCGCCTTATCTGCGTGGGACTTGGACTTGGACGACTTGCTCATTACAACGACGATGATGATGATGATGATAACAACGAGAACAACACCGCCGATCATAAGCATTTTTTTGGTTTTAGGATCTTGAAAATTGATCATTTATTATTATTTTTTTTATTATTTTAATGTTAATAAATGGATCCAAAAACCCAAAAAATGCTTATGATCGGCGGTGTTGTTCTCGTTGTTATAATCATCATCGTCGTTGTAATGAAAAAGTCATCCAAGTCCAAGTCGCACGCGGATAAGGCGAAGGCCGCAGCCGAACAGGCCCATGTCCACGCAAAGAAGGCTACAGACCAAGCGGCGATCGCGAAAGCTGCTTCTCTGAAGGCTACAAGCGTGCCGTTAACCGCTCCGGCAGTAACCCCTACAATCGTTAACAGTTTGGTAGCCGATGGTTCATTTACTCCGACCTATACAGGATCTTTTTATCTACAGTTTACCGGTACTGAAGATTATATAACCGATTCTGGCACCACGTCGCCCTCGTTGAGTGACGCAGGAAAATTTACGATAAACTCGCGCTTGATAACAATTAATGGCATTCAATATCAGGGGATATTAAAATCGGATCCGCTGTATGGAGATCAAGTCGCTGGTTCAAACAGCACCAAAATGGTTTTAGTAACGCAAGGTAACATTGCAACAGGGTTAGCATCAGATGGAACGATTATGCCGTTCGCCGGAGGTTCTCCCAAAACAAACTATAATAGCATATTTATGGTAAACGCCATCGCAGCATAAATAGTTTGTAAAATGTTTAATAAAAAATAATAATAAATGGTCAATTTTCAAGATCCCAAAACGAAAAAAATGCTTATTATCGGTGGTGTTGTTCTCGTCATCATTATCATCATTATCATCGTTGTAATGAGCAAGTCCAAGTCTCACGCGGATAAGGCGAAGGCCGCCGCACAAGCCCAGGTCCACACAAAGAAGGCGGCAGACCAAGCGAATATTGCAAAGATACATGCTACCGCTAGCATGCCAACTCCCACTCCCACTCCCACACCAACGCCAACACCAACACCAACGCCAACACCCAAGTCCACTGGAATCAGCGTTTATACATTGAATGGATCTTCCATGGGGGATCTTGTTGGTACGACGGTTAGTGGATCTCTATCTATAACTATACCTCACCAAAATTATGGATTTTATATAAAAAATAATTCGTCAACCACTATAAACTCTGTGGAAGTATCGTCTCCTCAATTTACCAAAAACATATACGGTATATGGGTATATTCAACCCTTCCCGGCTCTGCGTGGCAGACATTTTTCAATGATTTTACAGTTGAAATTTCTGTGCCTCCGGGGCAAGCATTGATTATAAATGATATACAATTGGTTGGTGGTATAAGCAATATTTCATTTGTATTTCATTAATTAATTCGATTTAATTTATTCTATTTAATTTATTCTATTTAATTTATTGATTTAATAATATATTAAATCGTCAGACACGGATAAACTCTTCATACGCGACTCCGGTAGAGCGGTACGGTTTGCAGTATCCGCGATCCTCGTAGTGCATCTTGCTAAACCCCTCCCTGAACTTGTCGATGGACAAGACCCCGCCATAGACGTCGAGCATGCGCCAGTGGGGCGCAGGCAGGATCTTGTCGGGGCACAAGCGGTAGAAGAGCGTCTCGGAATCTATATAGAGGGGATTCTTTTTATTATCTTTTATATACGATAAAAGGCAGTTTGGAGAGCAGAAGATGCCGTCCGTTTCGTAATAGTCGTTTTCAACAGACTCTGTGTCGGTCTTCATCTGTACGTGCTGGTTCACACACACGCTTTCCTTGACAGAGAAGTTTGATTTTGTCATTTCGGAGTAGTATGTGCGGACCGACGTGTCCGGCACATACTTGATTGGACAGCCCAGTGCGGGGGTTTTGAAGGGGTGCCGGCACCAGTAGCAGTGGTACGCGCCGCTGTTGAAGTCGCCTATTTTTGACACAACACACTTGTGGAATTTCCGAGTCTCGTCTGCGTACGAGAACGTGTTGATGATTTCCTCGACGTCAGTGACATTCTTCGCGGGAAATATTCCATTATCCTGGTAGAGCGCAACGAGAGATGCAGTAAACGGGAGTGTGAACACGTACTTTTTGCCAGATGTCTTCTTCTTGTTCATTTATTTCTGTCCGAAAGTGGTATAATCATTATTATTAAATTAATAAATATATTATTATTAAATTATTATTAAATTATTATTAATTAATATATTTATTTGTATACAAAGACGCCTGGAATTTATTTATTGGTTTAAAGAGACTTGTGTAGTATAAAATGCCCAGACCTACCAAAGCAAAGTCCACAGTTAGCGCAGAGTCCGCCCCAGTTGTCGAGACCGTCCCCGTCCCCGTTGTCGAGACGGTTGTAGAGACCGTCCCCGTCCCCGTCCCCGTTGTTAAGGCGCCCCGCGTCAAGAAGGAGAAGGCGGTAGCCGTTGTTGCGCCCGTTGTTGAGGTTCCCGCCGTCGTCGCCCCCGTTGTTGAGGTTGTTGAGCAACCCGCCGAGACGGTTGAGGAGGGAGCGCCTCGCCGGCAGCGCGCCGTCCACAGTCGCGAGACTGTGCTTCGCGACTTCGCCGAGCTGGTTTCAAATCTAGAGAGCGAGATTACGACTGCTCGCGCCGCTGGTGGCAAGGCGGGCGCAGCAAGCACAAAGACGCTGCGGCGCGTTCTGTCGAGCGTTAAGGATCTTCAGCGCGCCACCTCCCAGGCGATCAAGACCAAGCCCGTGTCGCAGCGCAAGAACAATCATTCTGGGTTTTTGAAGCCTGTCCAAATCAGCGGTGAGATTGCCAAGTTTACCGGATTCGATGCGTCCCAACTTCACTCGCGCGTGGATGTGAACAACTACATCTGTGAGTACATCAAGAAGAACAACCTCCAGAACCCCGAGGATCGTCGCCAGATCTTGCCCGACGAAAAACTCGCCAAGGTCATTGGATACACCCCCGGAACGGATAAGCCGCTGACGTACCCCGTCCTCCAGCAGTTTATGACTCGCCACTACCCCAGTTCCAAGACTGCGTAAATTTAATTGATTACTTAATCAATTATTCAAACCAATTTATGAAACCCAATTTATTAATGCTCAATTTATGAAACCCAATTTATTAATGCTCAATTTATGAAACCCAATTTATTAATGCTCAATTTATTAATGCTCAATTTATTAATGCTCAATTTATTAATGCTCAATGTACTTTTTCCCGAAAGAAAAATATAGGATTATGGATATTAAAACACCGATACTTGCGCCAATCGCCGAGCCTTTTGCGCTCTTCGACACATAACTGCGCTCACAATAATTACAACTACATAAAACAGCATTACGGTTGTTGACTTATTTATTTATTTTTACTTGTAATTAATTACAAGTAATTTAATTGTTGTTTGTATTTGTTATTTTTGTATTTTTGTTTTGTATTTGTTATTAGTTAGTATTTGTTATTAGTTAATACATTTCATAGTTAATACATTTCATAAGGCGAGAGACTCCATCTCGAGCGCAAGGTCATCGTCGTCGCTCACTTCGACACTCGCGTCGCCGCTCTCGATGTACGAAAACATAAGCGCCTTAACACGTGCACTAGCTAATTCCCGGTCAAGACCCCACTTTTCTTGCAAGTACACAATGTCAGAGTTGTGGTTGCTGTCCATATTATCCATATAGTTAGTGTCATATACAATCTTAGTAATAAAGTTGGAAATCTTCGTGTCGAGGCAGCACACCTCGTTCTGCCAGCGGTCGCCGACACGAGACCACAGCTCCATCTCTGGATTTGCCGCGAGGTTGACATATGCCACAACGCCGGCAGACTTGGTGCGCTCGGGCGTGCGGAGAATGTTGTAGCGGCGCTTGGAATTGATATCGCCCAGTCCGCGGGTCGCCGTGTGGGTGAAACAAAAAACAGTATAGGGACCCGAATAGGGCACATACTCGCCATAATACCGGATCTGCGCCACATAGCCCTTGTGGCCGTAGGTGGCGCGGATCGCCGACTTCTCGGGATTCATCTCGACGTCGGTGATCTTCTCTGGAAAGACGTCGGCGTAGTCGAACCCGTTGAGGTTTATCGTCGCCAGCGACACCCACCCGCCCTTGTACATCTTGTTGAACTGCTTGTTGACATAAATCTCAGACAAACCGCGCAGTCCCTCGACGATTTCCGTGCGGGTCGTGTACACCGTCACGCGCTTGGCATTGGCGACAACCATCTTGAGTGTCATGTCGCCCAAGGCGTTGATCTGGAGCATCTCTTTTGCGAAAGAATTTGTAAAAGAGAGAGGGGGTGAGAGGATACACACGCCCTTCGGCGAAACCACCTTCGGTGAAACCGCCTTCGGTGAAACCACCTTCGGTGACGGCATAGAGACAGATGTAATAGTCTCAATGTGCTTGAAGGCTTGTTCTTTGTGCTGCGACACCTCGGCGACGATTTTCTTGACGTTGAGAGACTTGCTGTTTTGGCGAGGCATCTGTGAGCGAGACATCTGTATTAAAACTAAAACTATCCGTAAAAAATCAAAATTTTCTTTACTTGGTCGTTTGGACATTGCGGAAGATATAGTAGAGGATGATTATAAAAAAGCATTTTATGGCATACATTATGAACATGTTGTTTGAGTTGGGAACATTCTTGAGAATCAGCGCGTCGACCTGTGGGAGAGTAAACAGAATGAACAGGACGCATATCAGGATCGAGTGTGTCAGTTCATTCGCGACGCGCGTTGAGAGACTCGATGGTGGTGCCGCGCTTTCTTTCTCGCCAAACACCTTGTCGATAACGGGTTTCTGCTTTTCGTATTCTGGACCGTTCTTCTTATCTTTGGGAAGCGATTCTATATAATCGCCATTTAGTGCCATTTAACTACTGATATATTATTTTTAGATTAATTATTAATAATTAATAATTAATAACATTCCATATTAGATTCCATATTAGATTCCATATTAGATTCCATATGATCCGACATCAATGTCCGTCCCGAAGCGCACCGACGTGGCGTTGCTGCGCCCCATTGTCGACGAATTGTTGCTTTGCCGCATATCGAACGCCTCGACACTCGGACCGCGGCCATCGGGACCGAATGTTGGCAGACTTCCCACATAATCGACCGGAGGACTTCCGGCAATTTTGGCCGACATTAAATCGGTCTCAATGCCAGATGCCGCAATATGCGCGCCAAAAAACTGATCTCTCTTGTTATGCTGCGGAATGTAGCCGCTGACAAGATCGCGGTGGGGTTTGACAGACACCTGAAAGTGCTTGCCCAACTCTTCCGCCCGTCTGCTGCCGTCTGGCATGTACAGCCACGGAGTAACATCGACATCCCCGCGGATGCGGTCGACGCCCCCGAGCTGGAGTCTGCTCTTGGAATTGACCATCAGAACGGGATGCGCAACTCTATCAATAACAACAGATTGGGCGGCCTGCCCGTTCAGCGATATCATGTTGCTCGGAACAGCTCGACCGCTGGCCGGTCGCCCTCCCGTGTACCCCTCGTATACATCTTGGTCGGCGTCAAGAGGCATCTTTTGGAGCTGTCCCGCGGCCGAATACACCTTGCCACACCCATAATTGACAATGGGATTTGCGGGGTCCACGGCATACTTTTCGTTGTCGATGGGGTAGGTCAGATTAAGATGGGGAGACTGGTTGTTGTTGAATCTGGGCGGCCCGCCAGTAAGCGGTTGCATATTGCGGGCGGCCTCGATTTGGACCGAATCACTTGTTCCGAACGAACTTACGGGGGTGAACCGCTCCTTGACCTGGGCGGGCATCATCGCCGTGCGGGGAGTCGCCGTGCGGGGAGTCGATGCGCGTACGCGGGGAACCGCAACATCATTCTTAACGATGTCATATCCGAGCTTTCTATCAACTTGGGCGATGGGATTGCCGTACTTGTCGAACACCGGGTCGAGCTCGACCCCCATGAATTGCCCCCCGTTGCCCTGCCATGCGCTAAAGTACGGTTTCGGGACCATGCCGTCCTCGGGTAACCGAGCATAGCTGTTGGGCAGTTGCGAAAATTGAGAGTCCCACAAGCCCTGGGGTTGCGGGAGTTTGGTGGCAGCAACAAAACCTTCTTTAATCTCTCCCTGGAAAAGCACGACGAGAGAAACTATAATAAAAACGAGGGTTGAAATAAAGTATTTACTAAACATTTATATTAGAAAAATATTTTTTATATTTCATCCAAACGGAGGAATTAATACAGTGTATTAATTTACGCGGCCAGTTTACTTCCATATTTGGTGTAGAGAGATCCCGCACATCCGCATATAAAGACAAGTCCCGTGACCAGAGTTAGTATGGCCCACGTTTTTCCCGAACTGGACGAGTCTATCTGGTTGACGATAATAGCAGCAAGCGACGTGAGGACGATGCCCAGGAGCATAAAGAAGATCGTGTACATTGGGCCGGACGACGAACTGCCAGAGCTCCCGCACCGGCGCTCGCAGATGTAAAACGCGACGCCGGACACTATAAACACGATTCCCATCGTAAAGAGACCCTGGTTGGCGCGCGCAAGACTCGAGCCCGTCGTGTACCCCTTGGTCGCCTCGGCGATCTTGGAGTATGCCACGATCAGCAAACACCCCATTAATAACGAAACAGCAGTAATCATAAGTGATCCCATTTATTAATATTTATTTTAAATTATCTAGAATTTCTTGCGAAAGATGTGCCAGTGTTTCCACAGTGACGATATTGCCGCCGGCAAGAATTGCATACAGGTTTTCGTCTCCCGGTTTTGCGATTATTAGTTCGTGGTTGAGCACGAGTCGTGTATCGGTCATTCCCACTGTCGCGATAGTTCGTCGTAGCATATCCGCATTTTTAAGCGCAAACGTGTTCGAGATCCACACGCCGCCATACTTGTATAGATACAAGTATATTGCTATCATGTCGCGGTCTGGAGAGTCCGTCCACACGCCATACATCTGGTCGTACGCCTGTCTGAGATCTTTGCCGAGATACTTTGATGTACATTCCTCCTTTATAAACTCTGCTGTGTCGAGAACAAAGTACTCAAAATCTGGGAGGGCGAGTCTGACCGATTCGTCACCGGCGAGTTGTACGACGCGTTTCGGGAACAATTGCCGCCGGCAATTGTGGATGCTCTCGAACAGCGCCGAAATAGTGCGGGAACTTCCCTTGTAATGATGTTTTACTGCGGTATCGTAGTCCAGCAGGCATTTAAACCCTTTTTCCGGAAACATAATGTCGATGTACCACAACCAGCTGACGAATTTGTCGAGAAAGGTGGCGTAGTAGCGTACATACGATTCAGTTTTCATAATATACATGAACAGTTCTATATGCGGCACATTCTGGATCCCGCGGGCATATTTCTGTAGCATATACTCGTGGGAGTGCGGGCTGTCGGAGGTGATAGAGGGAGAAATTATGTCGCACTCGGCAGTTTTTTCGAGATATTTAGCGATGTCGAAGTCGTCAAATACTTCCATATCGTCCATCACGATCATGACATGCGAATATTTACTTGATACTAGACTTGGCGTGATGTGGCGGTAGAGAAACTGCCCGATAATGCCGCGCTCGTACACGACTGTCAAGTTGGCGATATTCGCGAGCAAATCCAGTTTCTTTATACCGTGGCAGAAAATGCGCGTCTCAACATCCGAGGTTATCTTCGCAAGCAGTTTGAGAACAAATCCCTGTTTAATTTCCGAGTTTTCGTCCCCGAATCCGGGATATACAAGCAGCAGTGTCATTTTGGTATGGCGCACCTTATTAAATATATTTAATAAGAGGGGGATGTGTATTTTTTGCGGTCGGTCTTCGTCTTTACTGTGTCGAATTTCTCTGGAGACCGCGCATATGTTTTGTAGTATGCGAAATAGTTTTTGAACCGCGCCAACATTATTTTGGACTCGTCGCCGTCGATCTCGTCGTCGCTGTTGACATAGTCGGTGATGAATTTGTTGCGCCGCTGCACGAGCAGTTTTTCTTCGGGATTTCCGATCCGCTTGTCAAAATCTACATCGAGTTTTTCAATCGGAATGTTATCTTCTTCGGATTCGGATTCGTCGTCGCTTTTCTCGCGATCACCATCGCTTTTCTCGCGATCACCATCGCTTTTCTCGGGATCGTCGTCCGTTTTCTCGGGATCGTCGTCCGTTTTCTCGGGATCGTCGTCCGTTTTCTCGGGATCGTCGTCCGTTTTCTCGGGATCGTCATCAGTTTTCTCGGGATCGTCGTCGGTTTTCTCGGGATCGTCGTCGGTTTTCTCGGGATCGTCGTCGGTTTTCTCGGGATCGTCGTCGGTTTTCTCGGGATCGTCGTCGGTTTTCTCGGATTCTTCATCCGTTTTCTCGGATTCTTCATCCGTTTTCTCGGATTCTTCGCATTTATGTGATTTTTCGTCAAAAACGGATGCAGAGTTTTCACGTTTCTGTGATTTTTCGTCAAAAACGGATGCAGAGTTTTCGCATTTCTGTGATTTTTCGTCAAAAACGGATGCAGAGTTTTCGCATTTCTGTGATTTTTCGTTAAAAACGGATGCAGAGTTTCCACGTTTGTGTGTTTTTTCGCCCGTTTCTTCGCATTTCTGTGATTTTTCGTCAAAAACGGATGCAGAGTTTGCGGATTCTCTCGGATTCTCCGCAATTTCTTTTTTTCCCTGAAGAGTTTCATATATTTTTTTTTTATTTATAAAATCCCTTTGAGATTTTGACAAAGTTCCGTCGGATTTGGTGTATTTTCTCTTCACTCGTTCGCCATCCGATCCGGTTTTTAAAGGAATACCCTGCTGCGAGAGAGCAAGCAAATCCGCAGGCTCGCTAGATGATAGACTCCGTATGAGAGCGTCGAGTTCTTTTTTTCTCTCTTTGTTGATATACCATCCTTGTACTGGTTTCATTCGCGGGTTCCATTTGCCGCCTATTTGTTGGACCAGCTTATCGTATTTTTCGCGATCGCCAAATATCGCAAACGAAGTTTTGGTGAAATCGGCGTACCGCAGAGGGGCATCATCTTCTTTTGACATTTTATATTTAAAACACTTTTTAAATATCATTCGATTCGCTTAATCATTCGCTTAATCATTCGCTTAATCATTCGCTTAATCATTCACTTAATCGATCTTGCAATACTTGTCTGCGATATGGATGAAGAGGTCGAACCACTTCCAGATCTCCGCGCGGTCATCCTCGTCCAGCGACTCCGACTGCCAGAGAACCTTGAAGTAGTTTACCTTGCTCTTGTCAACCCCCTCGAACAGCGACGAGGCCCCCGCACCGTCGCCCAGGAAAAAACTACAGTCGCGTTTCTTCACAATGTCTTTCAGTGGAAGCAGTTTCTCGATAAACACGTCCATCACCTTCACAATGTCGATCTGGTTATTAAAGAAGATGCGCAACATACACAGGTCGCTGTTAGACGGAAACTGGATAATAAGCGCGTCAAAGAAATCGACAAGGTGAGACTTGAACTCTTGAAGGACCTTTATTTTAATACTCATTTTAATATGAACTAACGTTTTAAATAATAAATGTAAAGTCCGGCACGTGCGCATAAATTATTTAATTATTATTAAATGGAACCAAAAGAAAATTAATTAAATTAATTATTAAATGGCAACAAAAGAAAAAATATGGGTACGGTAGTGCTCATTACATCGCGACCCCGCGTACATTCCCTCTGTATTATCCTCGTTCAATATCTTCAGGACAAACTTTAGCGGAATGGGAAATCTCGGCGAGTATTATTAATTAATTAATTAATATCCACGCATCTCCGCAATCTTGTTAGCGATATCCCGTTTGTTCGTCGTATACTCGGTGTTGTAATTAATATTGCGCTCGAGGGACGGTTCGATGCCGTAATTTGAGAACCCGCCGTAACTGAGCGTCTGCGGCAGAGTAACGTTGCGGTTGACTTCGTAATCGCCCTTGGTCGTTATATTCGTGGTCGCATTGCCCACAACCTTCTGTTGGAATATATACTCGTTCTCCGGCTCAATGTGTACATACACCCGCGGATCATTTCTCTTTGATTCGGTTGAATACTCGGGAATATTCTTGTCAAGGACATATTCGTTCTCCGGCTCAATGTGCACATACACCCGCGGATCATTTCTCTTTGATTCGGCTGAATACTCGGGAATATTCTTGGCAAGGACATATTCGTTCTCGGGACTGATAGTTATATGGATGTTCTGACTTTTGTTTGTGTCGACCTCGTGTGTGTTGATCTGGCGCTTCGCCTCGCGGCAGTTCTCTCTGTTGACGATCTGGGTGTTGCCCAGCGCTGATATTTTAGCGTCCGCGCTCGCAATGATTGGATTTTGAACGACGTGGCGCCTGATATTGACATAGTGTTCTTTGGTGCCCTCGACGCGGATGTTCTGACTCTTGTTTGCCGTCGCGCTTGTATTGACATTCATGTTTGGTTTCTTGACTTGGCGGAACGACACGGGCGTCTTTTGCGCATTACACATGATTGTTTTCGTGTAGTCGACAAACTGCGGGTTGGATGCCATACTCGTAAAGTTGCGCGGTTGGCGCGACAGGGGGAGTAGCTGCTCCTGGGTAAGTTGCGGGGGGCGGAAGGCGCCGCCGTCCATAATTCTGTAGGGGAGTTTTCCCGAATTAGACATTCCCGCATTTATTGCCGTACCTATTCTTCCCGATGAGTATTGCGTGTTGCCGTACTGGACGGCAACAAAGGGATTGACGCCGCGCGCGTACAGATTGATATTTTCGCTGAACCTGTCCCCCGACTCGGCATACAGTTTGTTTAGCGAGCCGTCGGCGTCCACGCGGTCGATGCGGCGCGTCGTGATAGATTTCGGCGGGTCTCGCAATATGGAGTTGGTGGACTGCCACCCGTCTACGGAAGGAAGAGTCGCCTTTGCGTGTTTCCCAATAACTGCATTATAGTTTATAGACATTTATTACAGAAAATAATAGTTTAAATATTATTGGGTTTTAATAAATGAGATGTATCGGGAAAACAAGATTGGGGATCCGATGCAAGCGCTGCCAGGAGACCCCCCTGTGCCACCATCATATTAACGGACCCGCGGTTAACGGACCTGCGGTTAACGGACCTGCGGTTAAATTCAATTTTATAAACGACGGAGGAAATAACCCGCAGATGTACTGCGGGTCATCACTAATTCTTCCGGACGATTACGATCTGTTCGGCACGCGGAACAAGTGCCTTCGCAAAGGCGTGGGCATCGGGATGGGCGCGAGCGACTCGAAGCGGAATGAGTTTCTCTACAAACCATACACGCCGCCCGCGCAAAAACTATATTGCGGCGACAAGACCGTTTTGCCGCCGGGATATGCGGGTTTTGGGGATTTATCCGTATGTCTGAAGAAAGGCGTCGGCGCGGGTCTGATTATGGACCAGCGAAAGCGCAAGGCGTTCCAAGCAAAACCAAAACCGCCGCTCGGGAAAAAAGAGCTCATCGAGCTTGCGCAGCGACTCGGGATACGCAATGTCGACGGCAAAACGCGCAGAGCCGTCGAGTTGGAGATATCGCGAAAAATGGCATCTAATATTATTTAAAATAGAAAACTATTTTAAAAATGGACCAAAATACGAGTTCTGAGGGCGGAAAAAAGTCATCTTCGGTTGCCCCATTCACCATCTATAGATATCTTACATCCACAACGATCCATATTGCAATCGAAGTTATTATTGCCTGCGCGTTCTTTGCGTACTTTCAGCGGAAAATGAATAAACAGCGTGAACAATACGACGCACGCATCATAGTCATCGAAAACCAGGTCAAGAGTCTTATCGGCATTGTTGACGACCTCGTTGGCGCCGGAATGCAAAAACAGTTTACACCCGAAGGTAGACGCGAGACCGAAGGTAAAATCGCCCCCGAAGGTAAACGTGAGACCGAAGGTAGACGCGAGGCCGAAGGTAGACGTGAGACCGAAGGTAGACGCGAGACCGAAGGTAGACGCGAGGCCGAATCTAAAATCGCCCCCCAACCTAGACGCGAGGCGCCTACCATGGGAATGAATTTTCTCCAGGATTTCATGAAAGGACCGCTTGGGGCAATGTTTGATGCTCCCAAACCCCTTTCAACCATCGAAGAAGTTGTCGACGAGTCTGACGGCGAGGAAGAACCCGCCAAAAAACCCATCAGTCGCGAGCAACTAGATAAGGAACTATCGGAGGAGTTGGGAGAACTGGCAATCAAACACACTTAAAAGTATAAAAATATACTAAATGTATATTTTTTTCCTGGTTCTCCTTGCGCCGGTAGTGATGTGGTTTCGATCTGCGCTATTTTTCTACCTCGTGCTTTTTCCGCTCGACAAGGTTATTACATACACAAAAAAGATAAAGCAGTTGCGCCACCTCGCGGCAATGAAGCATGACTGTGTGCGTTCTTCATTGCCGCTCCGCACACGCCTAAGCATTTACTACACGTGTCTGTGTATGATTGCCCACCACATCTACATCTGCTGGTTCCAACTCTTTAATAAAAGCGTAGTGAAAATTACAAAAAATAAATATGAACTTACATATATGCTGAACAACAATATGTATAAGATGCTCATCACAACAACAATGGGTCCGCAACCAAAGATTATCCAGGCGCTCAATGAGGTCGACCACGACATCACCGACACCATCATCCCGTATCTCGGACCGGCAGGGAATTTCCACGGACTCAAATATAAACCCGCGGATTTTAACATCAAAATCCTTACGCTTAATATGAGCGATGCTCGCGAACTCACCTTCACATCGAACGAAGAGATTGTGCTTAATATTATTTAAGCACGCTTACTTTATTAAATGTCTACAGGAATACTGTGTTCACACGTTTATGGAGGACTTGGGAATCAACTGTTTATAGTCGCAACGGCAATGGAATATGCGACTAAGCATAAAAAAATTTTAGCGTTTGTGTATTCTGATCCGTCTCGCGAAAACCACTTTGGGTTTCCAACAGGACACCCGACCGGCATTACCTGGGGCACACAATATAAAGAACCGCGTTTTTCATTTTGTGAGATACCCTATTTTCCCGGAAATGTGTTGATGAGTGGATACTTCCAGTGTTCAAAATATTTCTCGCGCACCGTTATCGACAACATTCGTATCCCCAAGACCCTGGCGTACATCTTCCCCACAATTCCGACCGGGAAGACCCCGGTTTGTATCCATATCCGCCGCGGCGACTACGTCGGAAAAGAAACCTTCCACCCCACTCAAGCACCCGAGTACTATACTGAAGCAGTAGCTGTAATGAGAGGGAAGGTCCCCGACCCCCACTTCCTTATTTTTTCGGACGACATCGCATACGCATCCACGACGCCTATCGGTGACATCGCCGATTCAGAAAAAACTATTGTTGATTTGTGCGACAAAGACTCCATTAACGTCATGAAAGAGTGTAAGCATTTTATTATTGCCAACTCGACATTTAGCTGGTGGGGCGCGGTGATGGGCGGATACGAGGTCGTTGTCGCCCCAAAGAAGTGGTTCGGAAAGAGTGGTCCGCAGGACTGGGCAGATATTTACGAGAGCGACTGGATCGTTATATAACTCTACTTTGTATTTTGTACTTTGTACTTTGTACTTTGTACTCCGTAATAACTCAATTATTAATTGAGTTAAAATTGAATTGGTGTTTTCCCGACGCCGTTGCCGAGCGAGATTGATCCGTCCCGGTTGAGGATATACGATGTGCCCTGGGTCTCCTTCTCGTATAGTATTGGACGCTCGACGGCGTTGCGCCCAATATCTTTCTTTGCGACCTTCTTGATAACCTCGTTTACGCCGCCCCTAATCGCATCGAAATTGATCGGCGGGAGATTGATTACACCCTCCCATTTGTACTTCTTCCCCTCGTAGTTTATTTTCACCTTATCGACAGACGGATAATATTCGGGGTATGAAACATAAAATGTATTGAGGGGTTTTGGAAGCAAATTAAAACTTGTTGGCGGGAGAATACACATCAGTTGCGCCAGCGGCGTAATTGGCGCAGACTCGAAACACACATAATTAGGGAGAGATTCTCCGATCGACGAAAGGATATCCGCAACAAAGGGTGCATAGTTGTACTTGTACGACCACTCCCAGTCTGTTGTTCCGCCAAGGTAGTAGTCGAGGATCCATTGGCACCCCTCGATATATGTTGCCGAGGCGTCCTGGAGATCATCTCCGAAATACTTTTTGTTGTACGCCTCGCGGTATTCGGAGAACACGAACGGCGTTTTAACAAGGGAGTCGGGCATATACTGCGACGAGTGCGTGATCTTGCGCGCAAACATCTTTTCTTCCTCCAACGCAATAAGCGCGAGAAAATCGAGGAAGACGGGCATCGAGATCTTGCCGCCAACGACAATCTGGGTGCCGAACGCCTTGTAAATCTCGAGCAGTTTCGACAGACCCTGCTCGCAGATGTTGACGCTCGGGATATTCGGCAGGAAGTCGTTTCCGCACAAGAAGCACACGAGGATAAAGTCGTTAATGAAATCGTTGATGAAATCGTTGATGAACTCTTTATTACAATCTTTATTACAATCTTTATTACAATCTTTATTACAATCTTTATCTTGTGTATATTCGGCAATCAACTTCTTGCGCGTGCGCCCAATGTCCACGTACATGTAGTCAACGGAGGGATTGTACAACTCTTCACGCAACAGATAGAAATTGTCTTTCATCGATCCGAGACTGAGCATAAACAGGTCTGCGTCGAGCGCGTTGAGGCAAAATGTGTCGGTTGCGCTGCCGTGCGCCCGCACATAACTCATTAGTTTGTGCTCGCCCTCGCCGGGGCACTTTTCGCTTGTGAACACGACACCGAATGTCCACTCCCCCGCGGATATTTTTTTCTCGATGTGGGTGCTGATGTGCTTCGACAGTCCGTCCATGAACTTTGTGCCGGTGGATATACATGTGGGGTCGAAGGCGTTGTGGGTAGTCGAGTTTTCGACGGCGCTCTTGTATCGGCGCTGCCGCTGCTGCTGCTGCTTCGCCATTGGCGCCACGCCGTCGATGGCGAGCACGAGCGTTTTTGTGGGGCGAGTGATAATGACGAGCGAGTCGATGGTCGAGGTGATGTCTTTGTAGCAGTCGAGAATGAGTTTATCGAGCGGTTGTGCCGCAGTAACTTTTCGCAACAGCGAGACGGGAGGGGCAAAATTTCCGTATTTAAACACCTTTTGCGCGGACATGTGAAAGAGTCCGTTGAGATCGATCAGGAAGGTGTCGATCTTAATAAGAGGACAATTCGTTTTGGCGAAGGGCGTGACAAATTCATTAAAATTGGTGTTGAACCACGAAGCGAAATGTTTGATTCCCATTTTATGATATTTCTTTCTTATAAATCCAGTATTATTGTCGAGTATTATTGTCGAGTATTATTGTCGATTATTATTGACAATTAGTCCTGTTCTGTGGCGTATCCGTACGCTTCATACCACGCGTTGCCGCGAGACTCGCGCATCAATGCGACCTCGTCGACTTCCAACTGCGACGGGCGCAGCCCGCTCTTCATTCCTTCGTGGATGAACGTGAGGGCGTCGATGTATTTCTTGGACTCGCCGGTAATTTTCTCGTAGTCTGTCGAGTACAGATACTCGCCTTTTTTCTCTCCAATCTTGCGCTGACTTGCCGGCATCTTCGACACAATCGACGAGATGCCGGTATCCTTGAAGAGGTCGTAAGAGTCTCGCTCTTCGAGCGACAGGATCTTAATCTCGGCACTCGCGTCGGCACTCACAGCACTCGCGTCGGCACTCACAGCACTCACAGCACTCACAGCACTCGCGTCGGCACTCACAGCACTCGCGTCGGCACTCACAGCACTCGCGTCGGCACTCACAGCACTCGCGTCGGCACTCGCGTTTACATCATCGTTTTCAGACATTTAAATATTATTTAATAGTTTTAAATAATTAATAGATTTACGGCGCTGCCGGCGCGATAATATTATCTAAAAGAATGGCATTGTTTTTTTAAATGACTGAAAAGAATATATCATTGGACGGACTCCACGAACAACTGGTCGATATTAATAACGGCGTGCGCGAGTTCAGCGTCGTCATCCTCGTCACGCCTGCCGAGGACGAGATGGATAAGGAATACACCATTGGAATTGGCACCCAGTCCCAGATTGATAATAAGAAAGAGATCTCTTTTTCGGCGATAAAAGGCATGTACAAGAAGTCGTTTTCGCATACGCCGGTCAATCCCGCGGGCGATCCCGACGTGTTTTATCTCATCATGTCCAGTCAGAATCCCGTAAATAATATTAAAGTCCGAATCGATCTTACCGACAATGGACCAGAAAAGTACACGCCTCAACCCAAGGCTCCAGAGCAACGGGCGCCCGTTCCCCAACAGAAAGCGAGCAACAAGATGCTGTACGTCAAGTGTATTATCGCGGTCGTAATTCTTGGCATCGGTGCGTACTTTTTGTACAAGTTCTGGAAGAAAACAAAGGATATACCCATCGCCGATCCATTTAGACCGGCGATGAAATTCGCTTCTCCACAACCCATCGCCGATCCATTTAGACCGGCGATGAAATTCGCTTCTCCACAGCCCCTCGCGCCTACTGTACTTGCCCCGCCTCCGCAGGTCGCCCCGCCTCCGCAGGTCGCCCCGCCTCCGCAGGTTGCCCCGCCTCCGCAGGTCGCCCCGCAGGTTGCCCCACCCAGTGTGGTCGCTGCGCCGAAAACGCGGATGTCGGTCGAGTCGGTCGAGTCGCCAGTCAGGCGGGTCGAGAAATCAAAGACGGGAAAACCAACCTTCTCTTTTTATTAATTAATATTGTTTACAATATTAAATGGACGGCAATTACGAAGAGGATGATGTATATTACGAGGAGGAGGATGTATATGTTCCCGAGTACGGCGCATACCAGCGCACGGGCATGGGCATGTCAACGAGTCTGAAGGGCGCCAAGAATCCGTACGAAAAATTTAAAATTATACTAGATGCCGTGCTCGATAAAACATCGAGCGCCCTACAATTGTCGCGCGAAGACCGGACAACCATATTCGAGTTTTCGGCGCGCGCGCCGAACATCATATTCAAGAACGCCGCGTGCTTTGTTCTCGGGTATATTGGCAGCAGAGGCGGGCGGGGTCTTAGCGACGCCAGTCTCAAGAAAGCGTTCGACGGTATCGATAAAGTACAACAGTCAACTGGTGCGTTCGACGGGATTGAACAAGCCGACGTTATTAGGTATTCGGTGTACTGGATAAACAATATTTCCAGAAACTAAACCTTGGGCGGCGCGCCTGTTTTCTTCATCGTGTTGATAAACTGATCTGCGCTAATTCCGGTGGACTCGAGAATCTTGTCCAGTTCAGATTTTATATGCTCGAGTTTCTCTTCGCGGACGGCCGCACTCGCTCTTCCAAGTTTACAATTCTTTACGCGCGAGCGCAGTTTTTCTCTCAATTGCTCCCGTGTCTGCGGTTCGTTTTCTGGTTCCATTTTACTATATGACTGATGTTTAAATAAATAAAGATCGCCGATAAATGTGACAACCGGAAGTTTCTGGTGCTGGATATTCAGTTGCGTTTTCGTCTTTACGAAATTAATCTTGATTTTATTTATAATTTTCGGTAATAAATGCAGCAACCAAAACGCGAGTTTTACAAAAAGGTCAATGACCAGTCCCCTATTAGACGCGGCGTGCGCGGTCCCGAGTTCAAGGATTTCATCTCGAGGATGGTGGCGCGCGGCAAACTCACAGAAAAGTATATAGATATACTTTCATCTGATGAGTCCATGCGCGTCTACGAAATCGCCTTCACGTCGGCGTCGGCCGACCCCGACAACAGCTACGAGATTCTTGAACTTCTCGGCGACGTCACCTGTAACCGCTCGCTGCTGTGGTACTTCCAGCGCAAGTTCTTCCCCAATCTCTCGTCGAAGGAAAACGTCAAGATTCTCGCGCGCATGAAGATCGTCTACGCGTCAAAAAATGTTTTTTCGCCCATCGCGCTGCGCGCCGGGTTTCTGAAGTTCATCTCTGCCCGCGAAGAGGACTTCAAATACAATTTCAAGAGTCTGTGCGAGGATGCGCTCGAGGCGTTCTTCGGTGCGACCGAGCACCTGCTCGATATAAATATCCGCAACGGCGTCGGCGGCGCCATCTGCTACGACATTCTGGCCTCGTTCCTTGACGAGATGGTCTTTGAAACAACCTACGACAAACTGCTCGACAACATAACCAGACTCAAAGAACTCGGGGATGCCCACCCCCTGTTCAGAAATGTGCCAATCAAGCAGATCAAGTACGAGAACAAGGGGCACAGGAAAGTGGACCAGTTCACCGTTATCGTCACCGTACAGGCGTCCCTCGTTCTCATGAACGACCAGATTGTGCCTATGGCGATGGGCGCGGGCGCCGAGGAGCAGGAGGCGAAAGCAAATGCCGCGCTCCAAGTGCTCCAGGCGCTTAACGCGGTCGGCATCCGCAAATACTCCGACTTCTCAGAACCAAAAGCCGTGTTCAAAATTTAAATATAAAAAATTATAAACAGATATAAATAAAATTATTAAATAATAAATGGGAAAAGATGATTATACCTTAAAAACCCTTATTGAGATCGCCCGCGCCAACAAAGTAAAATACTCGAATATCCGTAAACCGGAACTCTACAACACTCTCAATTCCCTCGGTCTTCTCGCGGGGTCTCCGAAAGGATCTCCGAAAGGATCTCTGAAAGGGTCTCCGAAAGGATCTGCGAAAGGATCTCCGAAAGGGTCTCCGAAAGGATCTGCGAAAGGAGCTAAAGAGTCTCCGAAAACTAAGAAAATAAAACTCAAAAAGGGGGAATGCTTGCCTCCTAAATATCAATGGATTGTCGGGAAGGGGTGCTTCGAAGCACAGGGTGTTCCGATGCCCGTTCCGATGCCCCTTCCGATGCCCGTTCCGATGCCCCTTCCGATGCCCGTTCCGATACCCCCCCAAGTTGCCGAGTTTCCGACAGACGCTAAAATCGCAAAGATGAAAAAGGATGACATCAGGGACTTTATAAACACAATGTACTCCCTTGTCATGCAGCCGCCGCCATCAATGCCCGCATCGCTTAAGAAGGACGCGCTAGTCGCTATTGCCATTACTGCCCGCGACCGCACAAAGGCGTCCCTCGGTTCGCCTCCAAGACCCATAGGTTCGCCCCAAGTACCCAGACCCATAGGTTCGCCCCAAGTACCCAGACCCATAGCTTCTCCTCAAATTAGGAGGGCGATGACAGAAGGGGATATCGCAAGACTCATTCATAGCATTGGCACCCAATTCTCGTCTGTTGATCAAGGAGACTTTGTTCTCGCAAGTGCGCGGGAAGATATTGGTGCTGGATTGATAACGACTGTAGCAGAACTAAAAGACTCAATTGTAAAATACAAGGAAGCATATGCCGCACAGACTCTTATTAATCCGCGCGCACAGTCCATATCACCCACCATGAGTCTAGCGGATCTTAACACACTAGTAGTCCAGATACAGAGTTCAGACGAAAACCTAGAAATCGAGAGTGATGCACAGGGGGTCTATGTCTCTAACAATTTAGAGAGAGATGTTAGATCGGGTAGAATCACAGATATGCCATCTCTAGAAGCGGCATTGCGCTTTTATCTTAACGAGTACCTGCGCGCTCAGCAGTCCATTCCCATTCCGACTCGCACTGTACCCACTCCTCCCCTTGCGCAGCGCCCGATCGAGGACCAACTGGGCGATATCCAGGCGCCAAATGTCCAGTCTGCCGAGTACCGCGAGAACATCGCGCGCATTCAGAAATGTCTCGGTCTCATATAAATTAAATCTGATTTAATTTATGCTAAAATAATTTAAATGTCCGAAACAGAATTCGATCTCTTCGACAACTTTAACAATGAACCCCAGGATGTCGCAAATAAGTGCCCCCACACCAACAGCACCGTCACCGGATGCCAGATAATATGCGAGGACTGCGGCAGCGAAATATCTAAAATCGATCTCCAGGACAAGGAGTGGCGCTACTACGGGCACTTTGACACAAAGAACTCCTCCGACCCCTCGCGATGCCAGATCCGCTACATCGAGGACGACAAGAACATCTTCAAGGACATCGAGGGCATGGGATTCAGCGACGACGTTGTCAAGAAGGCGAACGAGAACTACATAAAAATCATCCAGAACACCATCCACCGCGGCAACACCCGCAAAGGCCTCATATTCGCCTGTATCTTTGAAGCCCTTAAACTGCTGGGCAAGCCGCAACCCGCCAAACCCCTCGGCGAACTCTTCGGCATCGACAACAAGACCGCCATGCACGGCGTCAAGACCCTCAAACTCAAACTCCCCAAGGACTGTATCTCGATCGACTACATCACCCCCGAGCACATCATCGACGACATCATGAACTCGTTCAACGCGACTGTCGAAAAGAAAAGCGAGGTCAAGCAGATCTACAAGAACGTCCGCGGCAAGTCCGACAAACTCAACCGCTCGCGCCCGCAGTCGATCGCCGCCGGCGTCATCTACTACTGGTTGGTAAAGACAAAGAATTCTATTACGCTTAAACAGTTCTCCGAGCACGTCAAACTCCGCGACACGACGATCCTCAACATCACCCGCGAAGTCGAACTTGTTAATTGATTATTAATCAATTAATTAAACTAAACAAATTCTAAACAAATTCTAAACAAAGGTCTAAACAAATTCTAAACAAATTCTAAACAAAGGTCTTCTTGAACGTCTCGATAAGAGTGGTCACCATCGTGCTTGGCGGCGCAGGCACATACTTGAACGCTATGCGCGTGAAGAACATGTACTCGACTATCCCAATAAACGCGAACGTAATAATGTTTTCTTTAATGATGTCAAAGATCCCGGTACATTTTCCGCAGCTGTACGATAACACCAAGACAACTAGTAGCACGCATATTACCAGCACAGATATTACTTCGATCGCCGTTAGGCGAACCCACTTGTTGTTCTCGACAATCACCTCTAATGGTTTTGAATAGTGCGATATGCCGGCATCTATCACGGTTTTTCCGCCTCCCATATCAACATTGATCATTTCGGAAACATACACCCTATCTTGGGGCGCCATACTTGCCGCCATCGCCGTTACCGCAGTGCTGACCTGCCCCTTTATCTCGCTCTCAAACGCGCCGGTTTCAAGCGGCGCGATGATCGAAAAGTACAAGACCGTGAGAAATGTAAACAGGATTAGCACATGAAACGTGCCGTTGAGGCCGAGAGAGAAATATTCCGATATTGTGCTTGTGCATGTTGAACTCATTTTATTTTATTATACAGAAATTAATTTATTTCCATATAATAAAATATGAATATAAATTACAAACAAATTGCCCAGATAATATTAAACATCGCATTTGTTTCATCCATCATCGGGGTTTTGTACTTTACCTACGGAAAGAATGTTGAAAAAAGCATCGTCAAGGACCAGAGCGAGTATATTGCGCAGACGATGGGCTCCGACATCAAGGTCTTTTTTCCCGCAGACATCCGGCAATCCATTGTCTCGCACCTTACCGTCCCCGACATGAGCAAAGCCGACGCCGAAGCCGAAGAAACAAACGCCGCGCTCGAAAAGAAGGCCGCGGAGGTCCTCGGTCTTTTATGTATCATCGGCATCTCGCTCGCCCTCATCATTTGCTGGTACGGCAATGTCAGCAAGAAACACCTCTTCATCGAAGCGGGCGTCATTCTCTGCTTTGTCGTCGCAACAGAAGTGTCGTTCCTCAACATCGTCGGGCGCAACTACAAATCCGCCGACCCGAATTTTGTCAAGTGCGAGATCCTCAAATCTATAAAAAAGGAATTTCCCCCCTCTAGTTAGTAATTTACTTAGTAAATTACCAGTTCAGTCTGCTCAGGTTCAGCAGCGCCGTGTATTTCGGCACGCCCCGGATCTTATACGCGAATACTTTCTGCGGCGTACTCTCCCCCGCCGACATATTCTCGATTCTCTCGCTCTTGAAATCCTCTGTCGGGCGCTCGTACTTATACACAGAGATCTGCGCCCCATTCACACCGTCGGCGACCCCATTCACACCGTCGGCGACCCCATTCACCGCGTCCCGTCTCCAGCTTTCGCACGTGCTGATCGCCATCCCAAACCCCTCCTTGGGATCAATCGCAGCCTCTTTCGAGTGCTCCTGCCATATTGTGTTCCGCTGGACATTGCTTTGTATCGGCAGAATGTTCTGCGAGAAATAGATCTCGCCGTCGAATTTATAGTAGTGCGGGTGCCGCCCGCTGAAACCAATATCGTACCGAATCTCCTGCGGCGCCGAAAACTCGGCAACATATTTGTACAGCGCATCTGGTCCAAAGATAATCGTCTGCCCCGCATACTGCCGGTAGTCGGTCACATTCTCGATGAACGAAAAGATGTTCTTTCGGGTCCTGTACGCCAGCACCTTCTCGGGATTCCTCGCAACTTCCAGTCGAAGCACATAAATACAACTTTTTAGTATCTCGACGCTCGGCACAACCACACGCCCCCCGCGATACATACTATTATCTTTCGAAAAAAACTTGCTTATGTCGCCATACGAGGTCGCCGCATCATTCTTGATTGTCACGCCCCGCGTCGAGAACTCGGAGATTGATGTAATGCCGATCTCCGACCCCGTGTCTGCCAGATACCACGAGTACGCATATAAAAAATATTCTCTAATATAATTTGCCAGTTTCGCGTACATGTTGAATACGCCGAGAATCGACGGTCCAGAATCGTGCCGCGGCACCACGGCCTTGATGCTGCGCGCGATCGGAACAACAAACTCGGCCGTCTCAACCACCCCCCGCGCATTCTCCGCGCCTCCAAATATTTTATGGACCTCATCCGCCCCCGGTATGGCAATAGCATCGCTATCCACCATCTCGGCGATCGGCAGCGGCGGGTGCGGGCGCTTAGTGTACGCAATTGCGACCCCGCTCGCCGTCTTGAACGTGAACGCGCAGACCTTTCCCAGACTGTCGAACCGCTGCTTGATGGGCGTGAACGGCAAGTGTTTAAAATAGTCTATTTTCGTGTTCAGAAAGTAGCTGCGCGTCATCCTCTTTGCGATCCCGCTGAGCAACTTTCCCGCGACCGACGCGCGCTCAAAATAGTACTTGAACTCGTCGTTGTATCCATACACAAACTCGCACTGCGGGGTGATGGCGTGGTCGCTCTCAGACCCGAAATGCTCAATGAGAAATACGACGCGCGCACGGTCGGCCGAGTCTTTGTATTTTAAATAATTTTTCTTATATTCCGGAGAGATCATGCCCGACTCGCCAAAGGTGTAGATGCGGCAGTCAAAGTATTCCTCCAGCACATCCGTGAAAATGCGCGGATCAAAGTAGATGTCGCCCAATATATACTCTCTGATGTCGGCGATGCTTTTCGTCGGCAAAGCCTGCTTACACAGTCCCAGAAGCTCTGGGGTATTCGCAATGCGTGTTTTTACCGAGAGGAGATCGCCCTCCGATATCTTCTTCTCGTTCGCTTTGCGCATAATCTCCAATAAGCACCCGATCATGCTCATCTTCGACCGGTATGTCCCGCTGCGGTAGTGTTTTGTCCCGGGGTCTGATAGCGCCAATAAACGGTAGACGGGCTCGTGGATAAGCAGCTCGCTCACATCCGTGTAGTCGAGAATCTTGTTTGTCGTGATGAGGCGCTGCTGTTTCTTCCCGACATTTTTCTTCATCTTCTCGCCCGTCTCGATATACTTAACGTACTTGTTGTAGTCGGATCCGCTCTTCTCCTTCTGGTTTGTTTGGTAGCAGCACGGTTCGTAGTTTCCAGTCTCTTTGCGGAGTTGGAGACCGACATACTTTAGATTGCTCTTCTTCTCCTTGTCGCTGATCTCGCACGCATACATTTTCGCGGGATTCTTGTTATCTGGGTCGCCGGGCAACGGAAAAATCATCGTGTCCGTGTACCTGCCCGCATCCTCCGGACTTATCACGATCGGCAGGTGCGTGCAGTGCCGCTTGCTGCCCGCCATCGAACTCTTTGCGCCGAGCTTCCTGACCTCCCGCGTTTTCTCAACCAAAAATGTCGGAATATATTTTGTATAGAGCGCAAGGACATTCTGGAAATTGTAGTTGTATAGCGCAACCATCCTCGCCATGTTTGTCTGGATGTCTTTTATCACCGCCTCGTTCTTCGCGGTGATGCGGATGCGGATGTACGGTTTGTCCTCGGGAAAGAGCGCCGGAGACTTGTCCTTCATCGACTGGTCGAAGCGGTCCATCAACTTCGGCGTCACAAGAAGACTGGTCGCATCCGACAACTCCATCTCCTGCGTGCGGTAGTAGATGTACATGCCCGTTTTCGCCTTGGTCGGTTTTCCAACCTCGTCGATCACGAGTGTCGAGAAGTTGATGTCGTTCATCACAAGATGCGAAAAGATGTAGTTGTTCATTGACTGGTGCGGAATGTAGAACACGCCTTTTATACTCACGCGCTCCTCTGCTATAATATCACTCGCTGTGCGCTGGAAGACGCGCAGCACATTGTCTACAATCGCGCGCTCGCCCTCCTTTCCAATCGATATGTCGAGCAGAACAATACATTTTCCCTCGGAGACGATCACGCGGATATCTTCGTACACGAACTTCTTCTCCCCGACCGGCGCGGTCAGAAACTTAAGAATGATCTGCGAGTCCGGCGACTCGCTCGCCATCCACTCCTCGAGCGGAATAAAGTCCTTGTATACTTTATAATAATTTTCTGAATTTATATAGAGATGTGCGAACGGAAAAACGTGAGATAAGATAACAGAGTCGAAGATCTCCTGCAGCGTAAATGTGTAATCTGTCGAAATAGTGATCGCATGTTTGGTCTTCTCGAGTTCAAACTCGGTGTGCGGCACGCTTTCTACCTGGCGGTATGACGCAACGATCTCCGCATTTCTCCGCTGTATACCGGCGATCGTATTTGAAAAGTCGGCGAGCGCGTCGCTCTGCTCCTGTGTGAAATTCAGCGTGGTTATATCAGTCTCCTTCCCAACAGCCCTATTGATCGTGTCGACGGCAGCCATTACAACTAGTGCCAAATATTCCTCTTCAACATTATTAATGTGGTAGTACAACCACGGTTTTATTATGGCGTCTTTGAGCGCCAAATTTGGGAAGAGACTGATATTGGCGGCAAGGAAGCGAGAAAACGTCTTTACATCTGATAGTGTGCGGATCGCCGCAAACATGTCAACGACGCCGGTGGTAAGTGTGGCGTGCTTGATTATCTGCGGCACATCAATTACTGACTGTTGTCCGAGGCGCGTCTCGGTGCGTCCGGACATAATCGGAACATTCGTCATGTGGAGGTACTGGGGCATCGATGCCAACTTTGCTGCCATTCGCAAAAAAATAGATTCGGCACTATCTGTCGGTATTATTTGTATTTGTTCCATTTATTCATTCAATAATATTTTAAATACACTCATTTACTTACTCATTTACTTACTCATTTACTTGTAATTAATTACAAGTAATTTCGGGCACGATATTGCTCTTATAATTCATCGCCAAATAAAGCATCAGCAGCACATAGGCGCACGAGATGACGTTTACAAAAACATAGTCACACGTCGTGGGTTTAGTTGTAAAATCGCGGAATTCGTGGTAGGAGCGCACGTTATCCGACGGTTTATCCGAAGGTTTATTCGAAGGTTTATCCGAAGGTTTATCCGAAGGGACAACATATGCGCATATGGGCGACCCCGACATGAGCATGCCGTCGATCTGTCCTGCGATATACTCCGCATCCTCTGTCTTCCCAAATACCGCGACGTAGGTGTGGTTGCTCATCTTGACCACTTTTTTTGGAGACGCAAACTGTTCCAGCGTATCGTAGACGTGCGCACACGTAACTTCTTCCTGAATATTTGTGTCGCGGAGCTCCGCGACTTGCGGAATGTTTGTCACGACAAGATTCGCGCCCATGTTTTTGACGCCGGCGGCAATGTGCGCATTTAGATTCTTCTCAAGGTGCTTGAGGCCTCGGCGTGTCATAACGCCCGGCGTAAACCGCTCAATGGAGCGCGAGATATCATCAAGGAACCCCAGAAAAAGCAGATTGTACACAACAATACAACTGTCCTTCACGTGCGCGTGTGCGTCGCCCACATTCTTGTGGACATTGAGAATGGTGTCAATGGCAATGTTAATGCTATTATTGTTCTTATCTGAAGTCATTTTATTGCCAGTAATATTTAAAAAATCAATTTAATATGTATTAAATACATATTACAAATGGAGCGATTGGTTTACAACACGGGGAAGCCGAGGGCGCCGCCCGAGACGCGGATGACGTTGTTGTTGACAGCGATGATGATGCACTGGAAACTGGTGCCGGCAGTATTGGGGGGAGTCTGGGGGCTGAACGCGGTGCTGGCAGTGGGCAGGGTGCCTTGCGCTGCGGCAGTGACGCCCTGCATCACAAGCGTGACGTTGGTGAGCTTGCCGTAATTGGTCGAGCCCATGGGGTTGACGTCGTACATGTTGATGGAGTACGAGTACATGTGGTACCCGGTCTCTCTGGGAATGGTGGGGGCCTTGTACCAGGGCTCGACGAGCGCGTAGTAGTCGGCGGGCAGACCGGCGAGACGCTGGGTGTTTTCGTAGAGGAGGGTGGCGGCAGAGACGGTGTCAATGTTGTTGTTGCGACCGACCCAGCCGCACGAAAGGACGTTGCCGACGCTGTAATTGGACCAGTCGCTGGCGACAGTGGTGTTGAGACCGCCGAAGAAGAGGTACTTGACGGCGTGCGAGAAGCGGATGTCGGTCGAGTTGGAGGCGCCCAGCAAGAAGTTGGTGCGGGGGGCGGTCTGGACCTGTTCAATAAGGATGTCGCGGGGGGCGCAGCCCATACGCTTGCGCTCGTCGTTGGAGACGATGGCGTACTCGGCCCAGACATT